GGTTGATTTTGAAAGTTAGGGTCACGGCTAGATAGTCTGCCTGTAGCTGTAACTGTTTGCATAAAACTAGGATATAAATAATTTTTATCTGACGTATGCTTCTTTATACCATCAATAAATGTATTTAAATAAACTTCTAATGCATTATATCTTGTAATTTTTTCCACAAACACTTTTAAAAATTGGTCTCCTTGTCTAGCCATTTTTTCTAAAGTGTTCTTATCAGTTTTAAATCCACCTTCTGCAATATCCATAACAGAGTCTGGGCTAGCAGTAAAACCTGCTTTATCTTTTAAATGAGAATAGATAAAACCTTGTGCGTTACAATCAACACATCTACTTAAATTTTTATATGGTTGTCCATTTGTTTTAAATTTTCTAATAACCCCTTTACCAAGGCACGTCTCACATTGGCGTGCTTTTGTTTTTTGTACAGGTTCTAATTGACGTGCAAAGATTTGTTTTAGTTGTGTGCCTGTAAGTCTAGGTCTTTTCTTTTTCTTTTTTGTAACAGGGTCAATACCTAAATTAAAAGTTTTAGACCATAATTTTTTATCTTTTACTTTTACACCATATACTAACCAAGATAACTGTTCTGTGCTTGCAGGATTAATTTTAGTGTCGCCCATTCTTGTGTGTATAATCTCATCTATTTCTACACGAAGTTTTGCATGCTCATCTTCAAATTCTTTTTGTAAATTATCTAACATATTCATATCAATGTAGATACCATTATCTTCCATTTTTGCTAGCACAACTAAAAATCTACACATAGTTTTTAATGTATTAATTAAATGTTTATGCTGTGGTTTTTTCAATTGTAGCATTTGTGCTTCATACAAAGACCTGGTTGCCTTCACATCTAATCTTCCATACTCTTCTACAAGACCAATTGGTATACGTTCAAATGATATATTCTTTTCTAAATATGGTTCAATCAAATCAGATTTTTGCACGACACCACGATATTCACAACAATGTTTTAATTTTAAACTTCTTTTGATACCTCTGTTCATAACATACTCGCCAATCATAGTGTCATAAACTCTACCATCATATTTAAAACCTGCTTCCCATAACCACAACAAATCAAATTTTATATTGTGCCCAATAAGTAATTTAGTCTTATCTAAAATATCCTGCACTATTTTTCTGTTTGGTATACCTTTAAATTCGTTATGTTTAAAAAATACATACTCATCATTAATTCCCATACACACTAAAAAATTGTCTGGATTTTTAGCTGATGGGTCTTTCTTTCCATCCTCTGTTATTTGAAAACTTGTTTCTACATCAAATACTGTAATCATCTATAATAACTTTCTTTTGTTTCAATTAAATGGCAATTAGCACAAACAATTATACATTTTCTCATTTCAACTTTTATTTTTTTCCATTGTGCATAACTACTTCTTCTCATCTCGCCAACATTATAAAGTTTTGTGGAGGGGTCTACATGATGAAACTGTAGTGCTACAGGATGTTTATTATATCCACAATGAGCACAACCTTTAAATCTTTTTACTCTATCTATTCTTTTAGTAATCCAAGCACGAACAACTCTATGTCTTTTAATACTACCTTGTCTTAATACTTCCCATGCTTCTGGGGAGTACCATCTTGGCTGTCCTCTTCTATTTATGCGTTTGTCATTTTCAGAATGATACCCACCAAAGATATAACCATCCTCTCTTCTTGTAACACCTCTAATCATAAATCATACCTCGATAGTTCTGGTATGATAGTACAAACCAATTGGCCATGCCACCCCGTTATTTTATTTTTACTTATAGCCAAACTTCTAATTCTTTCATCTGTATCTAGTTTATCTCTATGCCCTACACCTATAATCACATCAGCTTCTGCGGCTTTACCTGTCTTACTACCCTCCATCATATCAAAAGTCAAATCAAACTTACCTTGACCATCTGCTGATGCTTGGGATACAGCTATAACACAACAATTATTTCTTTTTGCAATCTCTCTTGCACCTGTATAAATAGCACGAAGTTTTTCATCTGTACGTGCAAAAGAACCTTTTACATTTACTTTATCTAGTTGGTCTACAACTAAAATATCTGGATTTTCTTTTTGCACAAACTCATCTACATCATCAAGAGACCAATCAACAGTATCAAGTATTTGTATATTATTTCGCACCTCTGCCCATTTTGTATTAGCACTTGCCTTATCTGCTCTAATTTCATCAAATGTCATACCTGTGTGTGCATTTATTAGTCTCATTTGTGTACGAATTGCAGGCTCTTCATTGATAAGTGCACAAACTTTAGCACCTTGAGATGCAAATCCGTCAACTCCCGAGACTAAATTTACCCAGAATGCAGTCTTACCTGCTTCTGGTCGTGCAAAAACAATTACAAGATTACCCTCACCAACACCATTTACTTTATCACGAAGTGGTTCTAAATTAAACTTCCACTTTGTGTTGTCTTTTAATTGGTCTATCAAATCTTCTATGTTACCTGTTATGTATTGATAATCATTTACCTCTTCAAATGTAACATCTAATTGTTTTCTAATCTCTGTAAAATCAGTATCATTACCATTATATATTTCATTTGCAAGTATGGCTATCTTTTCTGCTATACGCCTTTTAAATAAAGAGCGAATAATATTTTGTGCTATCTTTTCATTTGGTAATTCTATTTCTTTTAACTCATCAACAAGAACATTAAAATTTTCTTTCGCCGCTCTAGACATAGCAGGATTATAGACATCAACATGTAAGGTTGATAATTCATTTATGCTTAAATCTTTATCAGAATCTTCATGTGCATTTTTAATAGTTTCATACAACGCACCTGTGCCATTTGTAAAAAACTCTTTTGATAATTTACTTTTATTTTTGTGATAAAAGTTTTTATTTAATAATAATTTAATTAACTCCTTTTCCATCATATCGCTTTACTAATATACTTCTTACCCTTTCCCAGTTGACTCTGTCACGCCACTGTGCATTTGTTTTCGGAAACCTCAACGCCTTCTTATCAAGTTTCTTTTTTACTTTCAATAATTTTTTTAAACATTTCATTGTGACATTATATTGTAATCATTACCATAACGCCAATCGTCAGTCTCTTTACACCAATAACAAATGCGATTATGATTTCCTTGACTCATAAATTCTTTATTACATCTCATACAATTCCTTTTTCTTTTATTTTTTTCATGTATTGATTTTGGTTTAGAAGTATTATAATACTCTGGCCATTCAAACTTTTTTTCTTTCATTTTTCTTTTTCTCCCTAATAGAATATACCCATATATCTTCAAAGGTTTTAATACTTTTTCGTATGTTAGCTTTTGTTTTTGGTTTATCTTTTAGGTTAGCATATATAAAAGTACTAAACACGTCAAGAAAATGTTCTGTAAATATTCTTCTCATTATAATTCTCTGTTAATGTATTGCATAACTGAATATCCCAATCTTTTAATTTGAAATATAGCACCATCGGATAAAGTTTTTTGTCCTGTTAGTATAGCAAATCGTTTTGCTTTTTCGCACACAGGATAAACTAATTCATTACCATAAACATTTTTCTTTTCTACATATACTATTTCTTTTTGTTTTGTCATTGTAATATACTTTCTATTTGTTGTTCATTAAAATACTTTAAATCATCTTGAAGCATTTTTACTTTAGTAGGTATATAATAACTTAACTTATTGCTTATGTCAAACGCCTTGGTTGTTGCGTCTCTGTCAAGTGCAACAATTACTTCCTTAAATTTTTTTCTAATTATAGGAATAAAACTATCTGGCAAACTTGTACCCATCAAAGCTACACCAGAATATAAATGAGATACTGCACATGCACTGGCACAATCTTCTACCAGGATTGCTTTTTCTTTTTCTCCACAGATAAATGGATAAGACTTATCTCCATAGATATACCATTTAGGATATACGTTTGAGTTTAATCCTCTACCTATTGCACCTTTTACTTTTTCTTTTTCTTTTATTAAAAATACTATTCTGTGTTGTTTCACATCGTACATAAAACTTGCTTTTCCTTTTTCTTTTACTTTTAGGCAATTGTTTTTTCTTAAGTACTCAACACACTTTGGTTCTGAATGTATTGAAATAAAACTAGAGGGCAGGGTAAACACTTTTTCTTTTTCTTTTGCATGTACTACGTTCACATTTTTCATAATCTGTTCCATAGAAACTTCATCTTGATGCTTACCTTTGGCTGAACAAGACGCATGAAAACAATACCACATTAAATCTGCGTTATTCTTTTTTATTGTAAGAGTATTTGTATTATGACAGAACGGGCAATCCATTCTTGTATCCACATCTGTATTGGGGATTAAATTTTTTATAATTAATAATTGCTGTGAGTAGTTCATGAGGTAGATATACACTAGACCAAAAAAAAAGTCAAGACGGAGAAAAGGACAATCCCCATCTTGACTCGTAAAATCAGCAAACAAAAACGACTTACGCCTCTATGTACAGCTTGAGGTACGGCATTTTCTTATGCTATGTTTATAACTGATTGTTTTGCTACACAGGATAAACAACAATCCCCCAGATTCAAACTAGGACACAATTATAAAACTCTTAAACTTACGCTAATGCCACGCCCACAGAAAAGTATCTTTATGTGTACACAAATAATTGTTAAGGCATTTGTGGCACTAGCGTAAGTTTAAAAGGGGAATACGTTAAGCTCTCCAGCTTATTATATATTCCCCCATAGGAGTATTTATGCAATGAAAGTATATAATACCTTATCAAGTGGCTTATGTCAAGCCACCATTCTTTTTTTATTAGCTGACGTTGTAGCTTCATAGTCAGAAGAATCAATAGCAGGTAAGCACATATCTGGCTCTACCCAATAATGTTCTCTAGCCCTTACAGCT